CCAAAGGCGGAACTCCCATGTGTAACGGCACTGGGCGGGATCAATTATCAGAGCAATGATGCATGCATCATTGGTTAATAATTGTGATCGACGCGTAGACCACTTACTACGTAAAGTAGATGCGAGTGGCTTGTAGGTAGCGAACTTCGTTACAAATGGGCCCTGGCGAAAGCTTTATCGCATCAGGACTTGGACGAGTGGCAGTGATACTCCTCACCCCAGACTCTAGAAGTGAGATTTTTTTGACCATGTTAACAATTTCTCTCTTCTTCTTCGAGTACTCAAAGGGGCCCGGCCATCCATATATATGTCTATTCAGGATGGTTTGGAATGACCATAAATAGGAGATTTAATCACTCGCCCGGACGCCTGTCATTAATTCAGATCTTCCAGCGGGTCTAAATCAACAAAACGAGCATGCCTGTTAATAGCAGGTAGGCAAGTCGAATTGAAGATGACCTCTGGGAAATCGGAGTTATTAACCTCCGGGAGTTCAGGTTCTGTGTAATTATATGAAGAGCTACGTGTTCTTCCGTAGCGATACCGAATATAGTGAAGGAGACGATCGGGTCTATACTGACTGTCATAATAGGAAGATGATCGATAAAACTTCTGTTTTACATTCTTCAAATACCCATAAGCAATCTTGTAAGCGTTCTTTATGCTTACATCCTCGATCGTGGTGCTAATTTTACTCACCTTCACTTTATATTCGTATTCGGTCCCCATGAAAAGTGTTATATACTGCTCTTCTTTCTTATTATTATTTTTTCTCCACCTCTGGAATTTACGGAATATTGAAGTAAATTCCACATTCTCCTTAAATATAGCAAGCTTTGACCGATCATAGGTCAAAGATGTACTCCAATTCTTAGCAGTATACGCCTCAGTGATAAAATCCTCTTCATCTTTAGAGGGAGGCTCATCATCCTGGTATAAATCGTCAGGCATGGTAAAATTGTTCTCCGGTGGAACAACACTTTTCATTTTTCTAAAATTCCTCACGGCAAAGACTTCATAAGTATCTAAATGAAATCTTTTCAACTGCGGTATCTTCCATCTCATCCCCAAACCAATCGGCTTAGGTAGAGTCAAAGACATGCCAGAGTATATCAACGTATCCTTATGCCGTTGCATGTAGATCGCCTTCACTCTACTAATCATGTCCCTATCGTCAAATCCTTTGGAGAATTCTTCGATATTATCTGCGACCTGTTGAAAAAACTGACTCTCAGCTTTCTTCAATAAGCCCATACGCAGAAAAGGGAGATATTGATAACGAGACCACCTACGCCAGAAGTAAGTTGAATTAATTGACGCAAAGTTATCCGTTACCGCAGTTTTGCCCATAGATAGTTTTAATCCGAGCCTTTCTAAATTCTCTGACCAAAGTGAGAATTGTTCCTTATTTATAACCATTAACAAATCATCACCGTTAATGAGGAACTTCGTAGTCTGTGTGTAGTACCTTAAACACACATAATTGTAAAGACATAATAATGGGAATGAAAGAAAGTTTCCCATCAATTGACCACGAACAGGCTCGATGATTCCGTCGGAGTACTGGATACGGGATTTTAATGACCCGCTAGCCATATCTCTGATCCTAGTTGGTATATACTGACTTGTTTTAAGGATCTGATCTAGGATTCTCGACGAAATTATCGGATTAAAATTATCAGTTGCCGACTCGTAATCAGCTGATACGAGCACTTCACCCTTCCTGAGCCCTCCCAACCGCAGGTTTAGAATATGCGATGTTGGTGGACCTCTGAGAATGAAATCATTACGAGATAAATGATTGTATATCGTTTTATGTAATGGTTTCAATTCTATATGTTCAGGATGGTTGATAGTGATCCCTCTACTCTTACCCTTATCATGGATAAGTGAGTATTTGACTATCGGCAATGTGAGGAAATGATCCTGGTTGTTCAAACAGTTCCGCATATACTCTTCTCTAGATCCATTGTAAGCTTTGTGTTGCCCACCATCTGTCTTCGATACATTAAATGAAGACTTGATGGGTTTACATGCCTTACGGACCTGAGATTCGTATTTTTTATCCCAGCCATTTTTAAATAATTTATAAATTTCCTTATCAACGAAAGAAAGGAAATCTTCGGGCAAGTCATCACATGGTTTTTCCATGAGTTGGCGATGTTTTTTCTCGAGCCCGGGATTCATACATTGGCATGGGGGAGGCAATAATTTTTTTAAGGAGACTAGTGATGCTCCTATAGATGCTCTTTTTTTGAGCTTAAGATGCCTCAGGAACGGTTTGATTGGATGGTCGTTACCATTAAAGATACTATCCAAGTATCCGCTGCTGATCTGTTTAAAATGATCTAAGACAGCTTTACAACCAGTTTTTGGTGGGGGGAAAAGGGGAATTTGTGTTTGGTATACATAATTGATATCACGTATACCACATGAAAGAACCTTCGTAACCTCGCTAATGAACCTAGCGTGTGGAGCTATCGAATTAACGACGCGTCCTGTAACCTTTTTGGAAGTTTTATAAATTTTACCTTCCATGAATATAATTAAAATTTAAAACGTTTGCTTAATAGGCAACGTAGGCTACAATGATGAGATTATCTAATAATTCTCACCCG